CGCGCAGGTCCCCGAAAAGTCCTTAGCAAGACGCTCAACCATTTTGGTTCTGTCGTAGATTGCAACAACCAGTGGACCATCGCTCCCATGGAAGATGTTCCCATGGCCAACCAGGCAGTCTTCCCAGCCGTCAGCGTAGATCACGCCTTCAATCTGCTCAATTGCAGGCTTATAGACCGTGGTCTCCATGATGGAGTCCACGATCTCATCGAGATTCTCTCTCACTTGATTCTCCTTATCTTTCCGATGGAGTTCTCACTCATCGGGCTACTTACATGCCAGGCATCTAAGATCCAGGCCTTGTAGAACTGAGGGTAGTACATGGGGACGAACTTTGTCAAACGGAGTTGCTGGTAGCGGCGGTTGGGTAGCAAGCGTATGTGGTGTACAGCATCACTAGCCGCTACCTCAATTTTCCCGCAAAAAATTTTTCCCGAGTGATCTGAATACAATGCAGAAAACGGGAGTATCTGGACAAGATCGTCTTTGATGGCGATAACCATGCGATTCTGCTTCATCTTGGGCCCCCGCGCAGGTTTACTGGTTCCCGTACCCAAGAGCCACTAGGCAACTCTTGGGTACGGGTCTCATAAAGAGAGGTAAACCGTTATCGATTAACGATCCTGAACCAGATTGTCCACAGGGCCAGCGTGAGCGTTGATCCAACCACAACGGCGCCCACGTAACTCAGGAACGTCCCGAGGTCCACGATTAGAATGGGATGTCGGAGAAGTCTGGCTCCTCCGCGGCTGCGGCCGTCGTTCCGCCAGCGCCCTTGCCCTTTGCGAGCAAATCAAACGTCTGCGCGGTGATCTGAATCGAAGCCTTCTGCTCACCGTTGCGGGTGGTGAAGGTCTTGACGCTTGGTGAGCCAGCAACGCAGACAAGGTCGCCCTTGTCGAGAAGGCGAACCGCCAACTCTGCCTGCTTCTCCCACACGGAAACGTCGTACCAGTTGGTGGTCTCTTCGCCTCCGCGCTTATTCTTTACGGCAACGCTGAATGAGCTTACCTGCTTGCCGTTCTTGGTTGCGCGCAACTCTGGCTTCGCACCAAGTCGCCCTGTGATTTCTAGTCGCTCCTTAGCCATTTACAACTCCTGACTGAGAACAAGTAGGACACTTTCCTCTTTATTCCCAAACTCTAGTTCCCACACACGTGGAATGAACCAGCGATCGTTCACATGAAGCCCCGTCGCGACCGCATCGAGCGTGAGCTTCAGCAAATTGTCTGCGTCCATCGGGCGATTGAGATGCGCCCAGATGTCAATGACAATCCGCTTCTTATCCACCGGAATGAAATCCGGCCTGCCAAGTATAGCAGCCTCTGTCCTTTTTGTCACTTCCTCCTTCCACGCTTTTGCTTCCCTTGTCATGTAGATGATTCTGTTGGCTACGCGATATGCGCGGTTCCAAGACGGGGGCCTCCCTGGGAGGTAAATCTCAAGAGGGCTGGTCCAGCCTTCCAAGCCTGATACGCTGGTCTTCCCCTCCCACTTTGACAGCGCGACAGGTTTGCTGTAGTCGGGAGACAAGAGCCCCATACCCAAGGGCGTCGAGTTCGTCAAGCCCACGATTCGTCGTGGCGATCGTCGCACGGCACGCACTATATCGACTCTCCACCATCACATACAGCCGCTCGGCTGCCCAGTCAGTTGCTTTCTCTTTCCCGAGATCATCGAGAACGACGACTGGCGCCTTCTCGAGACAGTACTCAAACAACTTGATTACTTCTGCGTCAGTATACTTCATCGACATCCGAATTCTGTCCAAAAACAGCGGAACATTGATAAATTTTATTCCCGAGATGCCAGTGGCGATCTTCTCGCGAATGGCGGCAACGGCAAGGTGTGTTTTGCCCGTTCCTGGGGGGCCAACAAAAAGAAGGCCACGATCCGTGATCGGCGACTGCGCCCATAAAACTGAAGCCTCCAGGGCGGTCTTTGATTCCTTTTGTGTCTGGAACTTCTTGAATGTGCTGTCCAGATATCGCGGCGGGACCCCGGCCTTAAGAAGCGCCGCGTTCAGGTCGCTAGGCGGAGTGACTCGGTTCTCTACATCCTTGAGGTACATCGTCTCTTGCATTAACCCTCCAAATGCGCATCGCGCGTGCTTGCCGTTTGGCGCGCTGGGGTCATCTTACGCTTCTGCCCAACCGCTGTCAAATAGGAGATCGGGTCGCCCTTGAGGTCACGAAGCGCCGCGTCGCATACTGCCGCCATGAGCGCAGGGATGCCGCCAGGAAAATCTTTCATCAGCTTTGAAATTCTGCTGTAGTCATTCCTTTGCGGAACAACACCAAGCATTGCCCCGAAGAACTCACCAAGCCGACCCTGCGTGTTGGGTCCGGCAACAACATACGAAAGCCATTCCTTCAGACTACGAGTTACAGGCGTTTCGTGATTATCCCTAAGGCCGAGTCGCTCTAATCTAGACCTTCCTGCTTCGGCAAGTTTTTCGCGCGCCGCCGACATCCCGTCGGACGGCTCCTGCCACTCGTCCCAGTCATGGACAACGAGCCCGTCAAGGAGCCCAACTCTTCGGAAGTGCGGAAGGTACTTTGCATTCTGGGTTCCGATAAGTGCCTCAACGTGCTGATCGGACTCGAACACGCCGTTGGTCTCGGACGCCGCGCACAGAAGTGTAATCCACGCCCAGCGAGCGTTGTTATCTGGTAGCCGCCAAAGCTTTGCGTGGCGCGGAAGGTCGCTGTAGCAGCGCCAATAGACGCGCACATCGACCATCTCCTCGATAGGGATGATCTTCTCCATTTTTACTCCTCTTTACCAATCGTGGTCTGGCCAGAGATCCTTCTTTAGGGTTGGAACCTTATCATAAAGTTTCTTGCGCGTGTCTGGAAGCTTCTGCGGGTGACTCTCCCAGTCGTTGCAGAGCACTTTGAATTCGCAGGTTGCGTGAGCGAATGCCGTCGGGTTTGGATAGATCGCACCCTTCTCAATCGCATCCACAAAGGCTCGGGCGCCAATGTACATCTTATCGATATCGCTCTGCGTTCTTGTTGTCATTCTTCGGTCAACGTTAGGCCCCTTTGCGGAGTTGCTAATGATATTAAACGTAACCGTCGGGTCGTGGGAGTAATTCTCACGAACAGCAAGGGCATAGGCAGTCGCCTGAATGTCTCCGTGCTCTCGCTCAGCCTCCCATTTCCTTTGGGCGGTCTTGTGCTCAACAACATCAAGAGTCTTTGTGAGCATGTCAACTTGCGTCTTCAGTTTGATTGGGAGCTTGCCGAGCTTGGAATGCTTAATCTCAGAGAACATTGTGTGCTCAACGGCCTTAGCCTCCCAGTCATCCCCGGCATAGATTGCGGCGCGGAGCATCTCTTCGCCGTTAAACCCCTCACTAAGGAGGTCTCGATCCTTCTCCCCCGTCCAGTCAACCTTTGACGACTCAAGCGCCCAGGTCTTTCGGTAGTAATCAAAAACCTTCGTAAGGTCTCCGTGTTTCTTGCCTCCAGTAAGTGGCTCGTACCACTTCTGGAGCCCAGCATGAACGGAGGTACCCAAAGCAAAGTACGGCGTTGTTCTTTCTGTCCACATGCCCATGCGGTATTTGTACCACCACCTGAGCGGGCAGGAAAGAAACTCGCGCAACTCGCTTACGCTAACGTGCTCTGGATGCCTCTCTGGGATCATCCAGCGATCTCAGCGCGACGGGTCTTGAACTTATTCACAAGGTACTGGCGAGAAACATCGTCAATCTCAACGCCGTCGGCTGAAGAGTTGTTGATCTTCTGCCCGATTGCATTGAGTTGCTCCACGGTGGTTGCCGCGTCAAAATCATCAACGTACTTCTGGACGTGCGGCGGGAAAACGGCATCCTCAAAAATCTCTGCCGCCGCCTTGGCGATCGTCTTAGAGGTGCCGCCCTTCGACTTGATTTCATCATCTGAAGCGATTCGCTTCGATGGGAGCCCAGCCATCACAAGGGCTCGCCCTACTGCCGAAGTCTCGCAGTTCTCAATCTCTGAGCCGCGAGTGTATGGAGTCGCCCCTGGGATCTGCATGGCGCTATGGCCAATGCCTGCTGGACGATCGTCCACGAAGCCAAGCCTTTCGTCAAGCCCGTTGTCTTCCTTGACGCCGCGATATGCACGCGCCTCAATAACTACGCGCTTTTCGTTATGCTCAATAATGCGCGTCTCAATGCGGGCGTTTGGATATGCCTCGTACCACGCGCGGATGCGCTCTGCGACATCTACGTAATCCTTAAGTGCGCTCTTATCAAATGCCATTTTCGCTCTCCTTATTGCGTGTGAACTGATCGAGATCTTCGAACAGTCTCTTTTCCTCTACACCAAGAAATTCAGCAATGCGCTTTCGCATTGGCCCGCTGATTGGGGCCTGCCCATACTGAACTTGGTTGAGATAACCATACGACACTCCAAGGTGTCGTGCAAGAAACCGGCGCTTAATTCCGGTCTCTTCTAGCAGTCGCCAAACCTGAGCCGTCTTCTTTCGCTGTATTAGGCGCTGCTCTGCAAAATTGGGACCAGTTTGCTTCATCTGATACTAATCCTTTACTAGGTCACTAGGGGCAGTTAGCCATGCTTCAAGAGCGTAGTTTATGCCCATGTGATATGCAGAACGGTCTTCATATGAGAGACTATTCTCCATAGCCGCTGCGGCGTTTGCCGCCTCAAACCCGAGAAGAACTTTTGGTCTTGCGCCCAGGTCGTCGCTTAGGATTCTTTCCAGTTGAAGGCTGAACCTCGATCTCCCAAGGTCTGCCATTTCCACTTCCGTCATCTGCATACCTTCCCTTTCTGTGCATTAGGCAATCTTCAAGGATGCATGTCGACTGGACTTGACCAGCCTTGTCTGCCGTCTCCTCAAATGACATTACCCTACCGCCACGCTTACAGTGCTCGTTAGAGCAAAATAGCAAACCATCAGATAGCTCGTAAAGTTTTCCGCTACATGCGTAGCAGGATCTCCACCAGATTCCCTTGTCTGCCATGATTCCCTCCTTCTGGTATCACCTTACTTGATTGTATCACCCTTTGTCAAGCCGCGCTCGGGAAGGCAGCACAGGTGGTACTTTTGATTTCCTCTTTTTACCATAGGGCCAAGGCCCTTGGAAATCAGGCTCGCCTGCTTAGATGGGCAGATCCGGCTTGAGCATGGCTGGTTACGGTAGATACTGTTCTCTGTCATATTGAAATCCCTCCAAGTATTCGTACAATACCTCGCGCCACTTCTTGGACGACTCGGTCTTAATCCGGTGATGCCAGCCGCAAAGGGTTACAAGGTTCCACATTTCCGAAGGGCCGCGCTTTCCCATTCCAGAATTGAATACGTGATCGAGCTCCAATACGATCTGCGCCCCGGAGCCAAACTGACTGCCGCACTGATCGTGCATGCCGACCCTTGGCCCAACGCATCCGCGGTCTCGGTCCAGGATAGCTTTTCTTAGGGCCGGCGTCACCGGATCTTTGTGTGCCATTAGACCTTCTTTGCGCCACGTGCCTTCTTAGGCTTTTTCTCTGGCGCTGGGTTGTTGATCTTTAGCGGCAGGCGCTCTTTCTTGTCCTGCTTAAGAACCCGACAGGGTAGGCAGAAGCAGGGCTGGTCGTGAAAGTATTTATCCGACATTCGCCCTACCCGTTTCTCTCTTTGGACTCAACGGATCGCATGACCTTATTGGCCCAAGCCTGGCCGGCATCGCCACCCCAGAGGGCCCAGGCAATTCTTCCAGCAGATGGGAAACCCTTCTGCCCCGGCGAGAATCCTTCACCCTGCTTATCAACTTCGTGTCGAGCAAGGAACGCTCGCATTTTTCTCACACGAGCAATAGTCATCTTGTTTCCAATAAGCATTCTTGCGGTTTGCTGACCAGGGCCAATGCCGCCACGCCCGTACTCTCGTCGCCAGTCAAGGCCACGCTTCGCCTCTGCGCGAACACCGGCCGGGACGTTCAGGTTTATTCCGTCCGCCTTCTCTGACTCGACGAGGGAAATGTCTGCTGCTGCTGGATAGGAGGATCGGTATGCGGCAACAATGGTGGAGTCGGTGTCATAGAAAGCAACAACCTCTTCACCGCGTCGCCCAATCTTCTGAGCCTCATATCGTTTGAATTGCAAAACTGAATCTTCTGGGAAGGAGTTACAAAGAACATCCGCAACATCAATGCCGCAGTCTTCGAGGCCAGCCCGAATTGACTCAGTGTCTCCCTTTGACCTAGTAATCGCAATTACCTCGGCGCCGGAGTCAACATGTGCCTCAATTGCGTCGATAACACTTGGCGGGCAATCCTCTGAAAGAATTGCTTCTGGCTCAATAACAACAATCCTCTTCTTGTTTTCCTGCTGTCTTGGATTCATGTCTGGGTTCGGCTTTGAGTCAAGCTGATCCTTACCCTGCTGTGGCTTCTGGCTTGGGGTGCCGCTCTCTGGGGCGCCAGGCGACGTATCTACCGCGCCCTCTGGGGCGTCTGGGACGGTCGGCGGCGGTGGCATATCGGGATCGCCGACCTTGCCCTTCAGGTAAAGCTCGTAGAATCTAAGAGGCATGTAGCCAAGTGGGCTTGGCATCCAGATCTCGTTTCCAAGGTCGCCAACAGCATCTTGACCGCGCTCTTTTAGTGCGTCGTTGAGGCGGAGCCATGGGAGGCCAGCAAGTGCAGCCTTGTAGTAATCGGCAACTGCGGCTGCTGATTCCCTGCCCACATCGGTGTAAACAAATCTAAGGTTTCTGTCATACAACCAGACGATTTCGCGGGTAATGTAATCCGCGATCAGCTCGCATAGCGGTGCGATACCGTTGTCCGCAGTGAATGCGGCTCCATACTCTGAACTACTCTTGTTAACATCAAAGTTCAAACCGATGTCTTGCGGCTGAACGCCGAACACCGCGCAGATCTTCCGTGCCAGATAAATCTGCCACTCCATAAATTGCATGTCCCTGTTTGACTGGGCCATTGGAATCCACTTCACACCCTTGCCACCACCCGTGATGGCGGTCTGGCTCTTTCCTGCGATTTCGCCCTCCCAGTACGTCTTAAACGCATCAACCTGGTCAGGACGAACGCCCTCCCCAAGGTCAATGATGCCTGGAGGAGTTGCCTGCTCGACAATGTTGTTGTTGTATTTTGCGGCGCGAAGGTCGGCCTCAATAGTTTCGGCAAGGACCTCCAGTGGCGACAGGCCAAGCGGCGAGTAGGTCACCTTGTTGGCAACGATCACGACCATTTCGTCGTTCTTGTACTCGGCAATTACCTTCCCCGTGTCGTCGTACTCAAAATACCTAGCCTTTTTAAGGTTGCTGCCATCCCAACTTGGATCAAACGCTATTCTGGAGGCATCTTTTGGCCAGAGGTTTTTAATTGGGTCTGTCGAGCGCCCAGCCTTCGCACCAACAGTTAGCTCTTTTTCTATTGCGCCCTGATCAAGAACCAAAATGTCTTCAACAATAGGCTCAATAAACGATCTCCACGAATCCATTCGGGTGTTTGGGTCCCTGAGTAGATGCTTAATCTTGTGGACCACTGCAACATCGGCCTGGCTCTCGCCATCAACCGTGACAATGTCCCATCGTGCGCGGCTGATTTGCTGACGGCGCAAGTTGATCGCGGCTCTAATCCATGGATTGTTTCTAGACCACTTCCTAAGCATATTGACGGATCGCTTTTGAACCGTGCTCTGACCAGCGCCGCGTGCATACGGCTGCGAATCGTAGTTGGGGATAAGGATTGCGTCCTTAATCGCATCAACTGTTGCCTGCGCTTGCGAAGTAGCTTCGGAGCGCTTTAGTCGCTCCCACGGCATCATTACCACGGATTTTCCTCTTTCGGCTTTCTTGTTCTCCAGGACCTGATCGCGCTAGTGATCGCTGTCTGGTCCAGGTCTTTATTCACAATTGCTCTTGCTTCCGTGTACTTGAACGGAACCATTCTAATGCCATCGACCATTCCAATGCCACGAAAAGAAGGTAAGCGGCCCCACCACTTCGGCACGACGTATCTCCCGTCCTCAAAATGAATTTCGACACTTTCGCTAAATTCCAATTTACTCCTCGTCCTCTTCTTCGGCGTTAGCCCCAGAACCTTCTGTGCCTAACCCAAGAATGGCGTCTGTGTCTACAATATTCTCATCTCGGAACTTTCTCCAGAAACCATCATACTCAATTTTATCATCTTCGTCCAGCCTAACCAATTCTTCCTCAACATGGCGAGAATACTTAATCTGCTGGGGGACGCTCCTCTTAACGGACTTGAGCGTATCGTAGCAAGTTGGGCAGACGGAGTATCTCTTCTGCCCCTTTGCCCTAGGGACCATGGGCTCTGGCGCCAGCTTGGTCTCTAGATGCTCTGGCCCGACCATGATGGTGCAAAGCGCGCACCTGGGGTGGGCTCGGTGTATCTCCTCGTAGCGCTTCATGATCGGGGAAAGGGTCTTTTGGAGGCGTCTCATAGTTAATACTATGTCAATAAGGGCAGTCTCCGACGCGTTCAATTCCCTACACAAATGGCAGTTAACTGCCCCTCTCTCACACATGTCTGTCAGTATACACTTTTCTAAACAATTTGTATAAAAAACCTGTATATTACAGGCATGTGTAGGAATGAATATCCTTGCGAAAAGAGCCTTATTGGTGGATTATCTACGGGTGATGATACGGGACTATCTACTGACACAGCCGTTTACCACGTTGGTGGCGGCAGCGCCCCGTGCGCCTTTGAAGCATAGTAGCCGGAGGAAATGAACTTGGACTTCAAGATTTACACAAATGCCCTAAAGGCATATGAGAACGAGATCGGCGAGAAGTTTGTCGCCGGCACCACATCCTCCTCCATCAGGGACCTTCATGGCGACGAGATGTCCCTTAATGCGCTAAAGTCCATGGCTGACACCGCCCGCCAGAATATGACTGTATTCTTGAATCATAATTACAATGTCCCAGAGGATCTCTTTGGTTCGGCTACTGACGCCGAGATCATCAAGCGATGGGATTCAGAGACAAACCAAGAGGTTTATGACCTTGATGTGAATATCCGTGTCGTAAACGAGGATGAAAACCCAGAGGCGCTTAGGGCATATCGCGCAATCAAGCGCGGCGTTAAGTTGGGACTTTCTATTGGCGCCCGAGTTGAGAAGGCCAGCCGAAAGGCTGCGCAGGGCGATCAGCCAGAGTCAATTGTGATTGAACAAGTCAGACTCCTTGAAGCAAGCGTGGTCGGCATTCCGGCCAACCAGCGCTCGTACCTCCACAACGCCATTAAGAGCATTAAGTCCGCCGGTGTTGACCTTGATCTTCTTGAGGAAGATTATTTTGAAACAAGCGCCAAAGAGGCCGCCGATATCATCGATAGCGTCAAGGCAGTTGAGATTGAAGGTCAGCCAGCGGCAGACAAGTCGCCGCTTATTGGCTCGCTATACACCCTGCTTTCAGAGGCAACTGCCTTCTATCTTAAGGCGCATGGCGCCCATTGGAACGTCGTTGGTGACGACTTTCCTTCATATCACAAGCTTTTCAAGAAGATCTATGAGGATTCCCAGGAATCCCTTGATCCTATTGCGGAAAGCCTCCGCAAGCTAAACTCTCCAGCTCCTGCGGAGTTGAAGGATTTGGCCAGTATGACCTCCGGTCGTACTGAGGCAGAAAGCTATGAGGCAACTGATCTTGCAAAAGATCTCTATGCCGCAAATGAGAAGTTGATTGAGCATATTATGGTTGCCTTCAAGGCTGCCACTGATCTCAATCAGCAGAGTATTGCCAACTTCCTGGCGGAGCGCCAGGGTAAGCACCTTGAGTGGTCTTGGCAGCTTCGCGCTTCGCTTGCACCAGAGGAGGAAGAGTCAATGGACAACGAAAAGCCGGAAATGCCGGGCGATGCTCCGGAATCAGCAGAAAGTAGTGTGGAGAATAGTATGGATAGCGAACTTGAGAAGAAGACCCGTGTGACCGTTACGGTCAGCACGGACAATGAAGATAAGCAGCCAGTAGCGGCCCCTGCGGTCTCGGAAGACGAGACTAACCCAGTGGAGAAGGAAGAGGTAAAGGCCTCTGCTTCGCCAGATGGTGAGGAAGACGCTCCGGTGGAAGAGCCTGAGGAGGCCGAAGAGCCTGCTAAGGACCCATCCGTTGCTGCGCTTGAGGCGCTTGGCGCCAAGCTCGTCGAGGAGGAGAAGTCCCTCGACGGCGATGAATCATCCGTACAGCCGGAAGCGGCAGAGGCGGAAGTTGTTGTCGAGGCCCCCGTTGAGGAGGCTCCGGCGGCGGAAGTTGTTGAGGCTGATGTGACCCCCCTTGAGGAGGTCAAGTCAATCGCAAAGTCCGCTCTTGATGCAGCCAACGCTGCTCACGAGGAGGTCGCCGCCCTTCGGGCAAAGGTGACCGAACTTGAGGAGGCGAAGGCCAAGGTCGAAGAGGACATGTCGAAGACTCTCGATCTCATTGAGCGCATTAGTGCTCTTGGGGTTGGGCGAAAGTCTATTGATGTTCCGCAAGGAATTCAGGTTAAGGCCGCGGAGAATGCTCCGTGGTTGAGCCCATATGTACAGCGCGTCCTTGAGGCGCAGAAGGATTAATAGATCATGAGTGAGATTCGTGAGAAGCTCCAGGACGTCGAGCGAGGCCTTGCCTCGTTGAACGACGGCCACGTTGGTCGCGAGATTGACGTCGACAAGAAGAACACGTTTGACCCAGCAGAGGCCTATGCCGTTCAGCGCGAGCTTCGCAAGAAGTTCTCAAAGATGTCGGCCACCGAGCTCAACGAGATGCTCGATGTTCAGGCTTCAGCTCAGGTTGGCAAGCAGGCCGATTCGGCAGTGCTTAACCAGCTTGCAATGTCAAACCCAGCAATCGCAAAGGCCCTCGATAGCTCGGCCGGCACGGCGCTCATCCGCCAGGACCTCGAGCCTATTCTTTACAGCCTTTTCGTAAAGAAGTTCCCATTCTTTGAGCGCATCCGCAAGGAGCCGGCAAACGGCCTCGTGCACGCGTTCAACCAGCAGACCGCCTACGGCGATGCAGTCTTCCAGACGGAGACCGGCACCGTGACGGATGACACCGCGACCTATGCGCGCCAGACGACTAACGTCGCCGTGCTTGCTACCCGCCGTGGTATCACCCTGAAGAACCAGTTTGCGCTTGGCGCCGGTGGTTCACCGTTCAACGGCCTTTCCCAGGAGCTTGGCAGCGGCGTCACCGCCATTGCGCACAAGCTTCAGAAGACCCTGTTCCAGGGCAACGCAACCGTAACCACGGGTGCGAGCTCCTCAACCGAGCTTGGTGCTTATGATGCCAACTCGTTTGACGGACTTCGCAAGCTCCTTGGCACGGCCGCTGCTGCCGGTAATGGTATCGTTGGCAAGGGTACGGCTTCGTACCTCTCCACGATTAACACTGCCGTCGCTGGTGTCCTTGACAACGGTGGTAACCCATCGGCAATCGTTTGCACCCCGACGGACTACGCCGGTCTTGTAAACGAACTTACAAACCTTGTTCGCTTTAACGCCCCTTCGCAGGTTGACCAGCTCGCTGGCGCAACCTTCGGCTCGGTCGTTACGGCAGCTGGCTCGCTTCCGATCCTTGCGGTCCCAGGCGATGCCATTGGCGCGTATGCAATTTCCGGAACCAGCTACCGCGATATGTACGTGGTAGATGAGTCCGGCTGGTCGATGCCGTACCTTGGTTCGGACTCGATCACGACGCTTGAGATCCCGATTGGCGTAAACGGCGCCCTAACGCGTCTCTACATCATGTATGTGATGCAGGGCTTTGCGAACAAGGCTCCTCAGTTCCAGTCGAAGATTCGCGTAACCGTCTAATCTAGACAATTTGCTGAAGGGACCCCGGAGAAATCCGGGGTCCCAGAAGCGTTAGGAGCAGAAAATGTTTGATGATAAGAAGGAAGCTCCTGCGGTAGACTCCGCAGCAGTAGCCAAGAAGGCCGTTGCGGCTGCAAAGGTTGCTGTTGCTGACGACCAAATTGTTGTAGTTCGCAATCACAGCGGCCTATCCTCGTTGGTCATAAGCGACGGCACCGTCGTTCGTTTCCATCTTGGTGTTGGAAAAGTGAAGGCAAAGCATCTTATTGAGGCGATTGCCCAGGGTTGCACCGTTGAGGCGGAATCCGCAATTGCACCAGCAAAGAATGAGCTTACCGATGCCCAAAAGGCTGAGCTGGAGAAGGTTTTCGGCAAGGCCGAGTAATTAACTCCGTAGTTTGCACTGGGGCTCGCAGGACACTTATTAGGTGCCATGCGGGCCCCATTGCTTTAGGATGGACACATGATAAAAGTTACCGTAAACATCGCTGACCCTTCGGCATCGGCCGCCGCATACACCAGCATCCAAATCGGCAGGGCCTCAACTGAGGCGTATGCCAACGCCCAGAACGGAACATTCACTAACATTGGATCAGTTATTACCCTCGACTCAAAGGTTGGGGTTTACAACTACACTGACTCAGGCCAGCCAACCAACTACTGGTACACCTATAGGCTATTTAACACGGGGACATCCGCAGCAGGAGCATGGGCAACCGCATTCCAAGGCAAGGAGATGGGCTATCTTACGGTCTCCGAGTTTAGGGAATATGAGCTTGGCGCCCTCTCTCTCCCAGATGGCACGGAGTCTACCGACAACAGGCTTGAGAGGCTCATCGCTGTGGCGTCTTCAATGGTAGACAGCTACTGCGGCTTTTCCTTCCAGCACCTTGAAAGCACCGAGCAGCACACCTGGAACCACCAGACGCGCAGAGTATTCCCATATAACTCCCCGATCATATCTGTTGGCTCCCTTGAAGTATTTGTTAGCAACACCCAGAGGGCCACGTTTGACAATAACGATCTTTTCATTAACACTACGCAGAACTATGTTGAGGTCACAAGCCTAGCAAACGTCACCTACTCGCTTTTCCCGGCCATTGTTGCGCTTGGGTTGATTAACCCGGTGGCAAAGATTGTCTATACTCACGGGTATAAGGTGACCCCGCACGAGATCAAGGATGCGACTGCTTTGATTGCAATCGACCTCGCTGCTAGGGACTCCCTGTATCAGAGCGGGATGGGACTGCTGACAAGGCTTACGGTTGGAGACACCACGATGGAAAGACTCCCACAGGTCTCTGCCGGAAGGTATTCCTCCTTGTCCATACCGCCAACCGCAGCGGCAATCCTTGATCAGTACATCTCGGTATCCCTGAGATGATTCCGGGGGCTATGGCAACGGTCACGCTTAAGAGAAGAGGGATGTCCAGCCAAGCCGCCGATGGAACGCCAATCACAACCGACGAAACAATATGGATAAAGAAGTGCCACTACCAATCTCTCAGACAAGACGGAAGCAGGGACTACGCCAACCCAACGGGAATGACCTCTAGGCAGGTCTACCGATTCTGGACCCCGTACCTAGAAGGTAGGGATAAGCCGGTACTCAATGACCGACTAGAGACCGATGGCCTCGAGTTCCGCGTTATCGCGGTAGACTTCGAGGCCATCCGTCACCATTTGCTACTCCGCGCGGAGCGCGTTGATCGCTAGTCGATACGGCAGGCCATAACCTTCAGGTCATCCCAGCCGTCCTTATTAACCGCCAAAGTCAAGATCCCTGCGGGCGCGTCTACGCCCGCAACCTCTCGGTACCACTGCGAGCCACCATCAAGCGACGGCGCCTGAATGTGTGTTCTGGCTCCGTGCTGGGCAAGGGCCAGGTGGTGGTAGTGGCCGGTCAAGAGTAGCGTCGCGTCAGAGACAGGAGCCATTCCTAAGGCCTGACGAGCCCACCAGTTCTCAATCTTGCCAATAGCGTTGCCACCGCCCCTTCGGGCCTGGTGACCGTGCGCAAGGGCGACAATCGTCCCGTAGACATCAATTACCATGGCCAGATCATTCTTTGGGATGACAAACTTCACGTGACCGTATGCTTCCTCGTTAGCGGCAAGGATCTCCGCGACCTGCTCAAATACGGCAACGTCGTCGTTATCACCGAAGGTGGTAAAGGCTTTGCCGTTCTTGCGGTTTTCACCATGGTTGCCAGGGATGCAGGCAACCAGCATCTCTGGGGCAAACTTAGACCATTGCGTCAGCGCCTTGGTAATCAGTCGACGAGCGACTGTGACCTGCTCACGGCGGTCCAGGTCTGTCTGGAATGCTTGCATGTCATAGTGCCCGTCGCAGGATTCGATGATGTCACCGAGGCCAACAACGACCATCTTGGACAGGGGCCTGCCAGCCTTGCGAAGCTCCTTCCAGCGGGTCTCAACCTCGTTGATGCCAGCAAGGAAGCGCTCTACGATCTTGGCACTGCCGCCGTTCTCGCCTTTGCCGAGCTGGAGGTCGGAGATGGCGACAACCATAGCCGTTCCGCTATCGGCGACAACTGGTCGAACAAAACGATGCTTCTTAATCTCGTCAATGATCTCGTGTACGTCGTTGTTCATTGACGCGGTCTTGCGTACAACCTTGCCCTTCCACTGCCTGTTCAGCACGCCAAGCGTGTCGCCCCAGACGTTAAAAAGAACTGGCTCTACAACGTCAAAATGCTCTGG